ATACGTTCTTGACTTCTAACCTTGGTGTTATTGAATGTATTGATGAGAAGATTAATTTCAGAATCCTGAGCAACTAATTTTAATGTTGTGGAGGAGATTTTTCTGAATATTTTACCCGCAGAAGAGAGATGTGAAGTAACCACATTCGTTTCGTCCTTGGTCATTGTGGCAGTTCCACTTAAATCCTCTAGATCTGCAGTTCTCATCCAAACAGATTTAGTTTTATTTAGTTTCGATATATCAATTAAGAATGATGCCGACATATCTTCAAAAGAAGATCCTGTATATTTTGTGTGCCAAACAACCCCTATTTTAGATTGAAGAAGGGGATCAGCTTGATCAAATGGAACTGCATAGACTATAGTATTCGGATGAAATGTAATATACGATTCACCATCAATTCTCTTTTTTTTGAGATCAGATTTGGTGAACATAATATCACCTTGAAGAACACCTTTGATATCGAGTTTCTTCAATTCTGTATATGCAATTTTTAACTTAGTAGATAAATCCCCAGAAGTATCATCATCAATGTCAGAATGTGATTTATAAACTTTTGGATTCTTATTAAATATACCCTTCTTAGCTACAAAAAACTCACCGTCCGTTGGATCTATTCCAGCGAACACAGCAGGAGCGCCATCCCATTTTACAGTTACAGAATGAGATGTATTTGAATCCCCCTTCAACATATCTCTGAGGGATCTAAGAGCATTAATAGCATCGCGCGTACCATCAACCCCACCATCGAGAACCAAATCCTCAATGTGTGTCATGTGGGTATTTTTAGCTTCTTTTAACTCAAAGAGTCTAGAAGAATGAACTTTAAAGTACTTTAAATTCATCACGGTGTTTTCGACGCTCTATTCTTTTTGACCTTTGCTATTTCAGATTTTTTCACCACTTTCATCAATTTCTTGGATAATTTTGCTATAGCACCTTTCTTTTTATCTAACCGCTTTTCAATCTGAGATTTCTCTTGATCAGAAAGACTCGACCATGTTTTATTTCCGGTCATTTTTTTAGTAAAAACTTCCTTAGCCTTTTTGTGCGCTTTAGATTTAATTTTTTCTGGCGAAGCAACCTTTAATGCAGATCTCGCTTTCTTCAATTTTGTGGAAGATTTTTTAGCTAGTTTCGACATGTTACGAGACATTTTTCTTCTCGTTTCTTTAGATATAACTTCATCTAATTCGGCTTCAGACATAGTATCGTTTCCTATTAATATCTAGATCTAGTTTTTTTGAGTCGGCGACTTCTCTCTTTATCTACTTTAACAGATCCTTTCTTAATCTTGTCTGCATGTTTCTTAGCTTTAATTGCTGCTTTTTTACCACCCGCAGTTTTTGCATATTTTTTACGTTTTTTAGCATCAGATACCCTATCGGCGGCAGTTTTCTTTTTAGGTAATTCTTTTTCTTCTAATGATTTGATTAACTCAGAATAAGTTAACATAATAAACTCCTGTAATTATTATACTAAACTATTTATAATAATTCTAAATTCATATAACAAATCCTCCAAATTTAGATTCAGGTTTTTTATTATTTGTATTGACTAAACCATCCTGTGCTTTAACCTCTAGATCATAGAGTCTCATTTTTGAGCGATCGATCCCAACCGTAAACCTTTTATAATAGGATACATCATTGTATCTATTTTTTAATTGTTTGATCATAATCTGATTCATTTCTTCAAGATCCTCTGTTGATATAAGAGCCAACATAAGATCAACCGTAGCAGGGAGTCCAAATGATTCTGCGGTATTGGTAAGATCGATATCAGCATCACCGGCACCAGATCTGTTAACCTGTGTTGCAGTAACAATCGGAAGATTCTGTATAACAGAAAGTCCTCTAAGTTCCTCTGCGATAGACTTAATAATTGTATATGAATTATGATTAGAACCAGCCTTGAATCTTTTGGATGTGCAGAGGTTAATGTAATCCACAAAAATAATATCGGGTTTAAATGATTTCTTTATTCTAAGTTCATCAAGAAGATGCTCAAAATGTCCTACGTGGGCAGATGATGTTGGATATTCTTTAACAATTAATTTACCCTGACATTTCTTTTTAACCTTATCAATCCTTGCATCGAATTCAAATTTATTAAGTTTCGGAACATCTACTATATTAACATCCATTAAATTAGCATCAATTCTTTCCGCGATTCTTTCTTCGGACATTTCTAGGGTTATGTACAATACATTAGATCCCACTTCCATGGCGGCAGCTGCCTGATGACACATAACGAGAGACTTGCCAACACCGGTACCAGACATCCAACATAACAGAGATTTATTAGGTAGACCACCCTTTGTAATTTTGTTAAGAATGTCTATATCAAATGGTATTTTTTCCTCTTTCCTGTGATAGAAATCGAATCTATCTTTCGCAGAATCATAATAGTCATGACCGACATTAGAATCAAAAGAAACAGCTAAAGCATCCGATAATATAGAGGGTAATGCATCTGGTGTTAAATCTTTCTCCTTTCCATCAATAATGGAAATGGATTTCAGTACCGCGTTATATACGGATCTATCTTTACAGAATTGCTCTGTCTCATTAACCAACCAATCCACATCAACTTCAGATGGAGAAATGGAATTGATATGATCTATTAATTTAGAATGTACATCATCAGTTATATTATTTCTTTTATTGATTCCTATGATCAGAGCTTCTTTGGATGGAATATTTGAATATTCACCTACATAATTATGAATTTCCTTAAATATTTCCTTTTCTATATGTCCTTGGAAATATTCTTCCCTAATAAAAGGTATTACCTTCCTAAGAAATGATTCATTCGTTATCAGATTTTTTATTATCGTTTCTTCTATCATCTTTGCTCATACTTTTGTCAATTTCTTGTACAAGGACATCCCCCATTATACATTCAAATTCTTCAGAATCTTTATAATCTCTGTTTCTAGGATTATTAAGAACCTCAAAATCGAATGTTAAAACTGGCGGATCATCCTCAGAGATTCTAACATCACCATATATATAAATTATACCATCAAAATTCCCACCCCTTAGTTTAATACCAGTTCTATCTGGTACATTTTCATTTTCAACATACGAATATTCTTGTTTCATTTATATTATACCATTTTTTCGAATCATTGTAAACTAATGGAGGAAGAATTTATGTGGGCAGTCAGTTTTTAAATTTAAAATTTCTACGGATTTCTGTGGTGCAGGTTCCTTAATCCCCTTTCGTTCTCTCCACATAAATTCTAATTTATACCCAAATAATTTAAAATCTTCATATTTGATGCACAGCATCCATCCTGTATTTTTATCGTTCTCATTTCTTTCTGGTAATGTTAATATTCCTTTTACTTTAGTATATTTCATATTTTACCTCTTTCCAGCTTGGAGCCACCCTACTTCTGCTAAGCGAACCCAATCGTGTTTAACATCATCCGTAAAATGATGATGTATTAATAATACAAATACCCAAAGAGCTAACAGAAATATTATTAGTATTCCTACTGCGTACATGATTATTTTTTTGATAGTTAATCCAGCATTTGTATATAACCTATAGAGAATTTTTCCTCTACATATTCCGAGAAATTTGTATCTTCAAAGATTGGTTTCCAAAACTCTTCATTAAGAGTATCCTTTTCTCTGAAATTTTTATCATCTGTTACTGTTGGTCGAGTGTACCAACCCACCTTGGGCTTAGTCACAAACCCAGATTCAACTGCGACTTCTAGAAGTCCAGAATATTTTTGAATACCACCTTCCCATGATACTGATATCGGGATTTTAGATTTTTCTTTAACGAATCTAGATTTCTCAACGTTAATGATAAAATCATAACCTATGATCTCTTTACCAACTTTATCTTGTCGGCGACCTATGATCCAAACTGTATTTGCTGAATATGTTATTCCTGTACCACCAGAAACTACCTGTTTCGAAAACATTTCCTGTGTCTCGTAGGTATGATTAACAGCAATCATCGGAATGTCGTTTAAAGTCAGATATGGAGTAGCCATACGAAATAACGATTTCATTTGTTTTGCTCTGCTCATATCAGCTACTGATTTAGAATCCCTAGCATCATCAATTTCCTTTTTAGACGCAAGATTACCAATGGAATCAATCATAATGAAAACTTTATCTGCCGAGGAAATTTCCTCGAGTTGTGTTATGAGATCAAATTTTAATTCTTCAACATTTTTAATAGGAATATGGAGAACTCTATTCATATCAATACCGAATGAATCCCAATATGCCTGTGGAGATCCAAATTCCGAATCATAAAAGAGCGTTATAGAATCTGGAAATTTATCCTGATATGCCTTCAGCATTAAAAGACCAAATGAGGTTTTATAATTTTTAGAAGGACCAGCAATCACAGTCAACCCAGAAGTAATACCACCATCAAATTTTCCAGTCAGTGCAACATTAATCATCGGAACAGAAGTGGGAACTGGATCGGATTGATTTAATATTTTCGACTCTGACATAATTGATGCGAGTTTAATTTTAGATGTCGATTTCATTCTCTCAAGTAAACTCATTTAATATTCACCCCCGCAACTTTAAGATTCTGCATATGCCACGTTCCACCGCCACCAGATTTAAACACCAATCTCACAAGTTCTGCGGAAACAATCTCTGCTATTTTAGCTTGTTCCGAACTCTTAAATTGGTAAAGCTCATCATATTTTAATGAAACGATATCCCCTATTCTGGTACCCCATTTTTCAAAAAAGGTTCTTTCCAGTTCTTCCCTTTTTTCTTGTAATTTCTTTTCTGCATCCAAATCTTTCATGTCTTGTAAATTCATGTAAAAAAATCCTCCAATGTGTTTCGTTTTTCGGGTGTCCAATTAATAATTTTCAACATATTATCAACCGGCATTAAAAAAGTTTTCTCGAATTGAAGATCATAGTCTATATATTCTGATAACTCAAACTCCCTCGGAAGAACAGAAGGAACAGAAATTACGTTAGATTTTATAGGATTGGGCATTTTAAGATAACAAAATTTAATCTTAGTCCCATTCTCTATGTATTCATATTTAGAATCTAATCCAAGTATCCTTATATATTCATTATACAATATCGAACCACGTACGTGTATCGGAGTTCCTTTCTTGTAAATAGATGTAGAATCATAAAACTTATCTATATTATTCGCGGTTCTAGGAAATGCAATATCTATATAATCAGCTTTTATAAATTCGAGTTTAAAATTGGAATAGTATTCTTGTGCCTCCTTCTCCGTACCATTTAAAATTATTTTAATAAATTCCTTCAGAGCTGTTCGGCATATAGGAGGTGTTGAACTTTTAATAGCCTCAATACCCATCATTTTAATTTTAGGGGTTTCATATCTAACACCCTCATTATCAATGACATTCATGATGTATCGTTTTTTAGCAAAGAACACGGTAGAATCGGCAATTGCTTCACGATCCATAAACATCTTCTGATCATAGGCATTGGTATAATCTGCAAGTTCTTGATACGATTTATCAATAAATTTTCTGAATTGATTAGACCCAATACTATCAAGAAAATCAACCTTATCTTGAATACCTTGATTTGGTCGCCATATAAGTTTATCCATAAGAGATTCGAATGATACATATACGGAATCAGTATCAGAAGCGATTACATAATCTGCATCATCAGTTTTCATGATATGATTCATATATTTATTAATCTCACGTTCTATCCATCTAATACTTAATTGACCAGACATTGTAATCGATTCTGCCATATTGACATCAAAATGGCGGAAATATTTATTCCCTAGAGCGCCATATAAGGAATTGAGAAGAATTTTAAGAGCCATTTGCTCAATGTAAAGGTTTTGTTCTAAATCTTTATTTCCATCCTTTTGAGCTTGAATCATTTTAGTCTTCACAATTTTCCTTGAAGAGAAATAATGATCCATTAATTCTGGAATAAACCCCCTAACCTTGGTGGAATATGTCATTCCGTTTGGGGTTATAGTGTAATTTGTTAAATCAAATACGTTGGTTTTATCCAACATAGAATCAATTGACACATTAGGAATACGGGATTGAATGGTTTCGGGTGAAATATTATACTGCATGATCAGATGTGGATACAATGAAGCAAGGTCAAACGACATTACCCATTTATGCCTACCTGTTTGAGTTTCTTTAACATACCCACCAACAAAATCACGGAACTCAGATTCCTTATTAGATCCAACAACAATGTTTTTCTTTATAAGATGATTATAACATATTACGTCCCAAACCCTTAATGTACCGAGAACATCAGTATAATTAGATTTAGCTTTATATGTCATCATATAAACCAGATCCAGAAGTTTGAGTTTATCATCAAGCCTTCTGACTAGCTCAGTATCCTTTATATTATAATCTATAAAGAGTTCATAATTTTTCTCATATAGATTAAAAAGGTTTTCATATTCAGAATAATCGAGTTTCTTTTCACCAAGTTCTTCAAATGATATGTTATTGAGAGAATATGATTCTCGAGTTACAAATGTGAATTTTTTATATAGGGAGACATAATCTAGATTGGATATACCAAGTATATCATATGTCTGTTGTTCTCTACCGAAAGATGTGGTGCGATTTTTCTCACGAATGACGCCCCACGGACTTAATTTTTGGGCAAAATTGGGAGAAATAATTTTTGATATTCTGTTGACGATATAAGGAACATCAAAGAATTCGATATTCCAACCAGTTATTGCATCTGGTTTAATAAATTCCCAAAGATTTACAAATTTTGTTAAGAGATCGGCTTCATTGAGACATTTGATATATTTAGAATTGTCTCTTTTCGATGTATAATCGCCAGTGCCAAATGTGAAATAATTATTATCATACTCTACGGTAATGGCATTGATTTCGCCATTAGCCTTTTCTGGGTATGGAAACCCACCCTCGGGTGGTGCCATAGTTTCAATATCGAAATTGAGCACACGAATATCTTCGGCATTGAATTCAATATCATCTACCCAATTCTCAGATATATATTTGTACTGATTTGGAAACTCTCCATATATATCAAAGACATCTTTGAATTGATTAAAATACTCACGGGATTTCTTAATGGTTTTAAATTCTTTTTTTATTAAAGACTTTTCCCCACTCAGATCTTTATATGACCCTTCTCCCTCAATCCAAAGAGATGGCTTGTATCTTATTTTTCGGAAGTATTGTTTACCAGAATCGTATCCTCTGGTATAAATCATTCCATTTTGCTGAATAGTATTCGTATAAAAACAATTCATGAAGAACCCTCAATTTGTAGATCATAATAACATTATATAGTAAATTCTGGGAATTGTAAACTTTATGACAGAATTTGTGATTTTGGTGTGTATATTTTAGAATACATATTTGAATAGGAGGCAAGGATATCTTCTGTTGGGATGGCTGAGGTTACAACAAAATCTTCAGGAATTGTAAATTCTGTATTTGTTGAATATGGCATCCACGGCGATAATGCCATTTGCATTGCACCATCATCATTTCTACCAACTGGCATAACTACGGCAGGATTTTCTACCACATACTTACCTTCAATTTCAGTAATAACATCACATAAAATATCTTCGCCACTTCTCAATCTCAAAATTTCAACACTCATTTAATTCCTCCTATATTATATTTCGCTATTAATTCCCAATTACCTTTATCTTTGTGAGAAATAACCTTAATTTGGTTCATTGGTGCTAGGTTTCCTAGCTCATGTTTAACTTTCAGGAGACCCCAATCTGATAATAATTTAGCGATAGCATTTCTTCTTTCGAGATCGTTATCGGATATATCGGTAGGTTTACCATCAAGTTTAAATAATTCCTTAAAATGAACAAGGTAATATTTATTTTGTTTATGAAGGATATGGCAAGACTGATAAAGTTTATTATCTTTTCGAGATGCTACACCAATCCTTGTCAATGTCTCTTTAATTTTTAGAAAATCATCAGCTTGGCTGAAAGAAATTTCTAATAATGAATCTATGTCACTCATAATATTTAGTCCGTTATAAAATATTGATATTTATAAAATCAAGTTCCACCTTTGTATAAGGATTTTTTGATTTCAGTGAGGTGATCAACAGATAACAAATCAAGTACACTCTTGGCCTTTTTATCCGAATAATTATAATATTCTTTTATTGCAGAAATATTATCATCCTCTGCAGATTTCAACCACGGTGCAAATCGTTTTTTCTTTTTGATCACCTTCAAGTAATATTTATATTGAATATCTTTATCGAGAAAATGGAATCTATTTAATTCATTGGCGAAGAATAATGTATCAATGTATGCAGACATACATTTATTAATGATGAATGGGGAATACTGATCAATATGCTCGGACAAATCAACTTTATTGAAATTAATAGAATTAAGGAAATCGGATAATTTTAATTTCATTTGAATTCACATCGAAGCATAATTTCTACGAGAGCTGCAAGAATATTAATCTCAGGATCAGCAACAAATGCAGACTTATACTGATATTCAGCTATGATAACAACTGCTTCTGGAATAGATCCGGGTTTTAAATAATCATAGAGAGAGTCATAAATCGATCTGTATATAGAATCAGATTCATTATCAATATTATCTACAACCCATTTTCTAACATTGGTAAATTCTTTCTTCGAAAGAAACCCAATGAGTTCGTTAATTTGAATTGAATTCATTGACAAAATACCAGAGTTTATTTCGCCAGCACTTGAATACCTTTGAAGTTCATTGATAAGTCTTCTGAAATCTGGAAAGAATTTCATAATGAGTTGAACCAGAACTTCTTTATCATACTTAACCGATTCGGAAGTTAATATATGCTCAATGCGATCAAGGAGTTTAAGAGCTAAGGACGGTTTATTCGATGGTGTTATAGAAAAATCGATAACAGAGCATCTAGAATGTATGGCTTCAATGAGTTTATTTTTATAATTACACGTTAATATAAATCTACAGTTCCTATAAAATTCTTCAAATACACCACGAATAGCCTTTTGTGCTTCTGGTGTTAATGAATCCGCTTCATCAAGAATAATAACCTTAACAGAAGAAGAAAATGATTTCGAAGATGCGAATTGTGTCACCTTATTTCGAATTGTATCAATACCTCTATCAGCTGAGGCGTTGATCATTACAAAATCCGCACCAATCTCGTTACATAGTATTTTCGCTATGGTGGTTTTCCCTATACCAGCAGAACCCGCCAACATAAGATGTGGTATTTCTTTATTTTTAATAAACCCATCGAATATCTTAGAAGTCGATTCTTCCAATATACATTCGGAAATTTTGGTTGGTCTATACTTTTCTACCCATAAAAAATTATTACTCATTCACTCACCTCATAATATTATTTTAAATCTATCACCATATAATATATTGCTAATGGGATTGCCATTCCTACTATTATCGGAACCATTGGAATAGCTACTATATAATTTAATACATTAACATTCTCAGAATTCATGGAAGGCCATCTCATCATAGTATTTCTCCTATATGGTTTGAGTTTCCATTTGTTTACCTTGTTCTTATATTTTTCTATTTT